GCTGTATTTGTGGAACAGATTATGAATACAATGATTAATGTAACACCTGAAGCAGATGCCCATTTGTGTGGCATTATTGAGAAAGAAAAGGCAGAAGGTATTCTTCTATCGGTAAAAGGAGGGGGTTGTGCAGGGTTTAGCTATGATTGGTCAATTGTAAATAAGCCTTGTGGTGAAAGTATTCCTCTTTCTAAAGGAACTTTATATATAGATGATTTAGCTACTATGTACGTAATAGGAACTACTCTTAATTATGAAACCGACTTATTTGGTTCTATATTAAAGCTAGACAATCCTAATGTAGCTTCTTCATGTGGTTGTGGCGAAAGTTTTTCGTTTTAATTCCTGATGACAGGAATGTTATTTGTAAGATTAATGGAAAGTAGCTCTACTTGGAGTCGTAGGGATACTTATAAGGAGAAAACATCTATGATTAAAAAAATACAACGTTATGTAGCTTATATACCTTTGATACCTGTTATAGTTATTGAGTGGATTATATGGCCTGTAGCTAAAGTACACAGTGGCTTAAATGGTATTTCCCAATGGCTTAGAAGAGTAGGTCAATAAATACATGGTTAAACACATTAATTGAAGTCATATTGATTATATTGACATAAGGAGAATAGAACATGCCCGAAGGAATAGGATATACAGATAAAGATGCTGAAATGGCTTCTTTAATAGAAAGAGCTAAAAAATATGGAGCTTCAGATAAAGAGATTAATGGAGCAAAGACTTTAGATGAATTAAGAGACTTAGCAGATAGGTATACAAGCATGTCTACAGAACTTTCAGGACCAAGTTTAGTGACTGAGGATGTACGTCTGCCTCGTAAAAAACCTAAGAAAATGAATAAAGGTGGATATGGTGGTATGGCAATGAAGAAGCCTGAAATGATGAAGGGTGGCATGTACAAAGGTAAGAAACATATGTACGCTGCTGGTGGGCTAGTTAAAGAACTAAAAATGTAAAATAGTACTACCCTAGTAACATGGTTTTTGCACATCTTGCCCCTGTAGCATTTTTAATACTAGGACTAGCGTTTGTAAATCTAATGACTAACGTAACGGCATTAGTAGCAAATAAAGCACAGGTTAAATTTTATTGGCCCCATACAATATTCTGTTTTATAACTTTTTTTACTATGATATTGTTTTGGTGGACTTGTTATCCCTTAAATAATTTAGATTTTTTTCCTAATAGTGGTTGGAATTTATTTACATATTTATTGTTTTTAGCAGTTCCAATGCTTATGTTTATGATCTGTGAAGTGATTACACCACATAATACGACTGATTATGTAAAGGCAATTGACCTTAAAGAATACTACTATAAATATCATAGAATTATATTAGGTCTGGCATGGACCCTACAAGTATGTCTTCTTGGTAATTTTTTTGTATTCTACGCTGAAGAGTATTTATCTGTTAAAGTATTAGGTAGAGTTATTATGCTTATTATTATGTTACCATTAATAATTTCTGCTAATAGAAGACTACACGAAATTGGTATGGCAATCTTTTTTATGGGATTTATTTACACAATTATTAAATATCATATTTGGAATGTCTATCTTTGAATACAATATAAAAAAATAAAGGAGTATGTAATATGCCAATGGTAAAATTTCCCTATACAAAAGAGGGTGAAAAGAAAGCAAAAGCTGCTGCTAGACAATACGGTGGTAAATATGTAGACGATAAAAAAGGTGGCGGTGGTGCTTCCATTATGATTGCTGTAGGCACAGCTAAAAAGCCAACAAAGAGAAAAGCAAAAAAGAAAAAAGCATAATGGCTAAAACAAAAAAGTCTAAAGCTAAAAAGAAAACAAGTGGTGCTAAACCTACTAATCCTTCTTTATATGCAAGAGTAAAATCAGAAGCAAAAAGAAAGTTTGATGTATATCCTTCTGCTTATGCTAATGCTTGGTTAGTACGTACTTATAAAAAACGTGGTGGTGGGTATAGGAGCTAATAATGGTTAAACCTACAGGTGGACTTACAGCATGGTTTGGTAAAGGACCGAAAGGTGATTGGGTAGACATAGGAGCACCCAAGAAAAAAGGTAAGTTTCAGTCTTGTGGTAGAAAGTCTGCAAAGGGCAGTAAAAGAAAATATCCTAAATGTGTGCCAAGGTCAAAAGCTAATAGCATGACAAAATCACAAGTAAAAAGTGCTGTTAAAAGAAAAAGAGCAAAAACACAAGGAGTAGGTGGAAAACCTACAATGGTTAGAACAATTAAAAATAAAAAGAAGAGTAAGAAATAATGGTAAAAACTTTAAAAAAAGTATCTAAAGAATTAGTAAAAGCATCTAAAATGCATAAAAGACAATCAGCCAAGATTAAGAAATATGTAAAGAAAATTGAAAAAAAGAAAAATTCCTCTGCTAGGAGAACTCGCAAAAAGGGGTAGTTAATGGCCCAAAGTAAAAAGAAGAGACAAAATAAGAAAAAAGAAGTAGCTAAAAAACCATACGATCCATTAGAAAACTGTAGTCAACAACCTTTTGAGGAACATCGTCCGTATTTAAAAGAAGCCCATGATGTCGGACATTTAATATGGCTTTTAAATAATGGTAAATTAACTCTTCCTTACCACGAACACAGGCAAGGATCATTAAACTTTAATTTACCATTTGACAATATAGAGAAAAGCTATTACAATACAAATCCTAATCTTGTAATACTGGACGATTTTTTAAATGAAGAAGCTTTACAGAAGTTGCGTAGTTACTGTCTTGAGTTTCCTTTTTGGAATACTATTTATGGCAGGGGATATTTAGGAGCATTTCGAGAGCATGGCTTTCAACCAAATGTGTTGACGACATTAGCGACAGAGTTAATGGAGAAACTTCCCGGCATATTTAATAATGCTAACAAAAGGCATTTGAGCCAGATGTGGGCTTTTAAGTATGAATCTAAATGTCCCGGTATTGATATTCATGCAGACTTTGCAGCAATTAATACAAACTTTTGGATTACCCCTACAAAGTGTAATGTTCACTATGATGAAGAGAAGGACATTGGTAAGTCAGGAGGTATGTGGGTTTGGGACAAAGGAGCACCGCCTGATTGGGATTTTACTAGATACAATGGTGACGATAAAACCGAAGTTATTAAATTCTTAAAGGACAATGATTCAAAGGCTCTTTATATACCATACAAGTATAATAGGTGTGTAATGTTCGATTCTAATTTATTTCACAAAACGGCAGATGTAGAATTTCATCCGGGGTTTGAGAATAAAAGGATCAATGTAACCATGCTATTTGGAACTAGAGAAAATACAGGAGTGGAACCAGTAGATATGTTAGAAGTAAAAAAACTAAAAGAATCAGTTACAAAGCCACTCAACAATGCCAAATAGCAAGGAAGAAAATAATGGTAGCACATCTGTACACGCAGTTCAAGCAGAACTGTTAGCGCATGAAAGAGAATGTTTTGTAAGGGCAGAATCTGTGCAACGACAACTTGATAGCTTATTTAGTAGAATACGACGAGTAGAAGCATTAATTATGGGTTCTACATTAACATTGCTGATTGCTTTAATAACTGTACTATGGAAAATATTTTAAAAAAATGGCTAGTCCTTCACAAGCAAGCGTATCTTTTAAATGGTCTGAACTAGAATGTAAGTGTGGGTGTGGAACAAGGTATGTACAAGATGAAGCAATTGATACCCTTCAAAGGCTAAGAAACATACTTCAAAGGCCCATGATTATTAATAGTGCAGCAAGATGTCCTTTACATAATGTAAGGGTGGGAGGTTCTCCTAAGAGCCAACATAGGGCAACAGAACAATGTCCTTCCACTGCTTTTGATATATCGTTAAAAGGATTAGATAAACAAGATTTAATTGAAGCAGCAAAGGCTGCAGGTTTTAAAGGACTAGGTATAAATTATAAAAGTTTTGTACACGTAGATAATCGTAAATACTTTGCAACTTGGTAAGGAGAATTAGATGTTCGATATTATTGCTTCTGTATTAACAGGTGGTGCTACTGGTATTTTAGGTAGTTTAATTGGCACTGTAGGACGTTTCTTAGAAAAGAAACAAAAGCTAAAAGAAATGACCCTTCAGTTTGATCAGGAATTTAAACTACAGGAATTACAAATTAGTTCACGTAAAGAAGAACTTGAAAGTGAAAGAGCTATTGCAGAAATGGAATCTGTAGCAGAAATGAAGTCTGCGTCATATGCACATGATGCTTCTTATGGACCTACAACTGTCTTTATTTCTTCTATGCTACGGTTTGTACGTCCTGTACTTACTTTTTTACTTCTTGCTTTTACTGGTTATATCTTTTGGCAAGTCAGAGAAAATCCTAGCATTGTACATGAGCTATCAAACCAGATTATGTTTTTAACGACCACTGCTGTAGCTTGGTGGTTTGGAGATAGAAGTCTTAGAAAATGAGAGAATTAACAACAAAACAAAATACATTTTTACAAGTACTATTTGATGAAGCTGGAGGAGATTCTTCTAGAGCTAAAGTCTTAGCTGGTTATAGTGAAGGTTCAAGCACTTCTGAAATTGTGCGTTCACTTAAAGATGAGATACTTGAACTAACAAAAGAGTATCTTGCAGTTAATGCACCAAAAGCAGCAAATGCTTTAATTAATGTTCTAGATCATCCTGCTGAATTAGGTAATCAACATAGGTTAAATGCAGCTAAAGAAATGCTAGACCGTATTGGTATTCAAAAAACAGATAAGGTAGAAGTATCTGCACCGCAAGGTATCATGCTTCTTCCACCAAAAGAACATGGCATACAGTAAAGGGGATTATAAAAAGTACCATAAAAGTAAGCGTATGAAAGAAGAACGTGCGTTAAGAAATAAAAATAGAAGAAAAGCGCAACGTAAAGGAAAAGTACGTAAAGGAGATGGTAAACATATAGATCATAAAGACGGTAATCCTAAAAATAATTCAAAAAAGAATTTACGAGTAGTGTCAGGTAGAAAAAATAGAAAAAAACAATAATGTATGATGCAGGATACTTTAAAATGCCTGATCCTATCGGTCTACAAGAAGATAGTGTCTGGTTAGAAATACCACGAATAAGTAGAACTATTCCGTTTGGCTATAAAGTACATGAGGAAGATGAAGATGTTCTTGTACCTATTGTCAATGAGTTAGAAGCTCTAGAGTTAGCAAGAGAGTATTTAACAGAATACTCATACAGAGATGTAGCAAGGTGGTTAAGTGACAGAACAGGACGACAAATCTCCCATATCGGACTTAGAAAAAGAGTCCAAAAAGAAAAGCAACGGAAAAGTAAGGCAGCAACATATAGGTCGTGGGCTAAAAAGTATGAAACCGCCATCAAAAAACTTGAAGAACTTGAGGAAAAACGTACAGGCGCGAAAGAAAAAGGAACAGAAAGAAAAGAAAGAAAACCCTCCGCAGCCTAAACCACAGATAAAAGAAAAAAGTACAGAGTTATCTTTAAAAGAAAAATACAATGTTTTATTTGAACCCAATGAAGGACCACAAACAAACTTTTTAGCGTCATCAGATCGTGAAGTATTATATGGTGGTGCGGCAGGAGGAGGAAAGAGCTACGCAATGTTGGCTGATCCTCTTAGGTATTTAAATCACCCACAATTTTCTGGTCTACTTTTACGTAGAACTACAGAAGAATTAAGAGAGTTGGTTTGGAAATCACAAGAGCTTTATCCAAAAATAATTTCTGGCGCAAAATGGTCGGAAAGAAAAATGCAGTGGACTTCCCCTTCAGGCGGTAGATTGTGGCTGTCATATCTAGATAGAGATGATGATGTACTCCGTTACCAAGGGTTATCTTTTTGCTGGATAGGTTTTGATGAACTTACGCAATGGCCCACACCATTTGCGTGGGATTATTTAAGATCAAGATTGAGGTCTACTGCGCCTGATCTTCCAGTGTATATGAGAGCTACTACAAATCCCGGTGGTGCAGGACATGTTTGGGTAAAAAAGTATTTTATAGATCCTTCAACTCCCGGCTCATCTTTTTGGGCTACAGATGAAAATGGAAAAACTTTGGTATATCCTAAAAATCATAGTAAAGAAGGTGAGCCATTATTTAGCAGGAAATTTATTCCTGCAAAGCTGTTTGATAATCCTTATCTATCAACAAGTGGGGATTATGAAACAATGTTGTTATCGTTACCAGAAAATCAAAGAAAAAGATTACTGGACGGTAATTGGGATGTAGCAGAAGGTGCTGCATTTCCTGAATTTGATAGGACAGTACATGTTGTTGAACCATTTGATATACCAAAGAATTGGCCCAAGTTTAGAGCCTGTGATTATGGCTATGGTTCTTACAGTGCTGTTTTATGGTTTGCAGTGGCTCCAGATGGTCAGCTAGTTGTATACAGAGAATTGTATGTATCAAAAGTGTTAGCAAAAGATTTAGCTAATAAAGTATTGCATTTAGAGGAAAATGATGGTACAATTCTTTATGGTGTTTTAGATAGTTCTTGTTGGCACAAACGAGGAGATACAGGACCAAGTTTAGCAGAACAAATGATTTTAACTGGATGTCGTTGGAGGCCAAGTGATAGAAGTGCTGGAAGTAGAATAGCAGGAAAGAATGAGATACACCGTCGATTGCAAATGCAGGAATCATATGATGATGATGGTCAAATTCCCGGCATGACGGTATTTTATACTTGTAGAAATCTTATTTCTCAACTTCCTTCAATTCCTCTTGATAAAAAGAATAGTGAAGATGTAGACACAAAAGCAGAAGATCATTTATACGATGCTTTAAGATACGGCGTAATGAGTAGGCCAAGAAGAGGCATATTTGATTTTACGATTGAAAAAATGTCAGATAAATATATTCCATCTGATGCAACCTTTGGATATTAAAATATGGTAGATAAAAACTTTGAAGAAGAAGATACTTTAGTTTTAGATGACAAAACTAATGATGATGAATTGTCAGGTATAATAGCTTTTATTCAAGACAATTTTAAAAGATCAAAAGATTGGAGAAGATTTGATGAAGAGAGATGGTTGCAATCTTATCGTAACTATCGTGGTATTTATAGTCCTGATGTACAGTTTACAGAATCAGAGCGATCTCGTGTATTTATTAAGGTAACAAAAACAAAAGTTCTTGCAGCCTATGGTCAAATTACAGATGTATTATTTGCAAGACAAAAATTTCCTTTAAGTATAGAACCTACAACTTTACCTGAAGGAGTTACGGAGTCTGTTCATTTTGATCCTAATGACAAAACAGAAGAAGCTGTTGCAGAAGAAGAACAAGCTCCAACAAGTCCGTATGGATTTCCGGGAGATGGAGAAGATTTAGAACCCGGAGATACTGCTGAAAGTTTATCTGAACGTAAACTAAAACTTGGTCCTTTGGAAGACAAACTTTCAGACATTGAGGGGCTAAAAGAAGGAGAAGGACTTACACCTTCTGCAGTAACATTTCATCCTGCAACAGTAGCAGCTAAAAAGATGGAAAAGAAAATAATGGATCAATTAGAAGAATCAGGTGCAAGTAAGCATTTACGATCTGCTTCTTTTGAGTGTGCTTTATTTGGTACAGGAATTATTAAGGGTCCATTTGCCGTTAATAAAGAATATGCTAATTGGGAAGAAGATGGAGAGTATAATCCTACAATTAAAACTGTACCTAAAGTAAGTAGTGTATCTTGTTGGGATTTATATCCTGATCCAGATGCAAGTAACATGGATGAAGTTACATATGTAATTGAACGTCATAAGCTTTCTAAATCTAAATTACGTGCATTAAAAGATAGACCTCATTTTAGGGATGAAGCCATTGATAAATGTATTGAAATGGGAGAAGTATACTCAAGTGAATATTGGGAAGATGACTTAAAAGATTATTACTTAAATGATCATCCTGAACGATATGAAGTTCTTGAGTATTGGGGAACAATGGATGCTGATATGGCAGAAGAATTTGGATTAGATTTACTTAAACAATTTAAAAATGTAG